GTGCCGCCGGATCGCGTGGACGGGTGCGGAGTTGCGCAATCTTCCCGTCCAGGATCTCGATCCCGGCCTTCAGGTTCGCTATCTTGAGCGCCTGCCCGGCCTCGCTCACCATGCTGCCCCCGGCGTGTACCACCGGCCCCAGGAGCGCGGCAGCGCCTACCCCTTCATCGAGCGGGCGCCCCGTCACGGCATTGGTGGCCGCCTGCGATCCCGCGCCGCCCGCCGCCTCTCCCCCGATCCGTCCTGGGTTAAAGTGCTTCATCAGGAAACTGACGGCCGGGCCCGCCTCCTCGGTCGCATGGGTCAGCCAGGCCTTACCCAGTTGGGTCAGGGCAAAGCCTTTCTCTCCAGCCTCTCCCACCACCCCCGCCGCACGCAGGATGCCGTAATCCTGCACGAAGGCCCGTTCCAGTTGGGTCGGGTCGTTCGGGTCCGGATGCTGGAGCGCGTGGTACACCGATGGCGAGAGCTGCGCGCCCATATCGATCACGCGGGCGTACGGCTTCACCGCATCGACCACCGCGCCGGCCGCCGAAGGCTGCTTGCGGGTAGGGAGCTCCATGAGCGCGCCCGGATCGCTGGGGTCGCTGGGATCAATCGGGACGCGCGCAAGACGAGAACGGAACTCCGCGGCGTCCCGCTCCTTCGCCAGTTTCTCGTTGCCGCGAATCTCGGCGTCAGTGGGGAAGCGCTGTTCTCCCGGCCGCGGGCCGAGCTGCATGACGCGCTGGTTTTCCGGCAGGGGCCGATGGTCATCCCAGACCGTTACCACTGTTCCGCGATCTCCCGGGCCACCCGATACCGACACCTTGCGCGGGTACGTGCGCGAGCGCGCCAGTTCCGCGGCCTGGGGCGTCAGCACCGGCGGATTGGCCTTCACAAAAGCCTTCTCGGCCGGCGTGGGCAGGTGGAACGGGACGCCGGCCTCGTCGCCCATCGTGAGCCGCGGGGAGCGGTTCGTGATGTAGGCTCCGCGCTGTACGTACGGCTTCCCCGTGGACTTGCCGGGCGCCATCATGCGGGTCAGTTCGCCGCGGACCTTCGCCACCACCGAGGCCGCGGGCCGCTCCACGCGCTCCGTGAACGCGAGCGCTTGCGCCTTCGGGTCCTGGATGCTGCCGATGCCGGCAGCGCGGGCACGGTCCGCCATCACTCGCGCGGAAAGCACCGGATCTCGGGCGATCTCCAGCGCGCGGGCCTTCCCGTACTGCCGCTCCAGGTCCGAGCCGACCCCGCCGCCGAAGTAGAATTGGAACATGCCGTGCGACTTGCCGCCGTCGCCCACCGCGTTCGGGTTGGCGCCACTCTCGCGCAGCGCGTTGTGGCTCCAGGCGAACGCGCCGATGCCCTTCTTCTGGAACTCGGCATTCACCTGATTGAACCGTTCATTGCCCAGGCGCGCGCGCGCTTCCGTCACGGGATCTGGCCCGTAGGTCTGGCCGTGCTTTGCCGCTTCCGTAGCCGGCAGCCGGGGCGGGATCTTCACCCCGGGCGCCGCGGGAGGCGTGTAGTCCCCGCCGCTCTGCTGCAGGCGCTGGAGATCCAGCCGGGCGAGGTCCTCCGGTGAGGGTGCCGCCGCGGTTTGCGCCACGTCGCCGACCAGCTCCGTGAGGCGCGGCTTTTGCGCGGGGTTGGCCCGGGGCGCTGGGGGAGGCGTGTAGGCGCCCCCCGTATTCTTCAGCCGCTTCAGGTCGAGCTGCGCGAGTTCTTCGGGGGTAAGGGTAGCTCCTGCCACGTAGACCTCCTATTGCGGGCCGAAGCGCGCGGCCGTCAGCTTTCGCACTTGATCCTCTGCGGTTCCGGCTGCCCGCAGGCTGTTGGCGTACCGCTGGCGGTCAGTCAACTGCGCTCCACCGCCGGGTTTTCCGGCTGCCTGCGCCCCGCCGCTCGTGGTCTGCTGGAGCTGCTTTTCCAGGGCCTGGATGTCGCCCTCGATCTCGTTGATCCGGCCGCTGTATTTAGACTTCTCATCATCATCGCTGGAGGCAAGAATGCCGATGTCCAGCTTGTCGATCATCCCCCGCGCGGAGCGGATCTGCGAGCGAATAAGTTCCGCGTTCGCCTTCTGTCCCGGCGACAACCGGTAGGACTGCCCCATGCGGGTGATGTTGTTTCGGTCGGCGCCCTGCGCTTCCGTGGCCCGGTTGTGACGTCCGGCTTCCGCTTCGGTCGCCTGGTTGCGCCGCTGCGTTTCTCCGAAGATCAGCTTCGACAGCCCGTAGCGGTCCCGGCCGAGGTTCAGGTTCCCCAGCCCCAGTTCCCGCCGCAGCCCCAGGCTATCGGCGCCCTGCTTCACCCGTGCGTCGCCCTGCTCCATCGCGGCCATGCCCGGCGTACGGACTTGCCCCAGTTGGTTATTGAACTGGTCCGCGGTCACCGGCGCCACGCTCTCCACCCGCCGGCCGGCCGCCCGGAGGTAGTCCTGCCGTGCCTGGGTCGCCGTAGCGGTCGCCTGGGCATAGTCCCCGGTCGCGTTGAAGGTGCGGTCGAAGGCGTCGGTATACTGCTTGCCGGCGCCTGCCTCTATCGCGTTATCGCTCCGGCTCTGGCGGTCGGCCTCCCCGCGGGCCACGATGGCGGCTTGCTTCTGCGCGTCGCGCTCCAGCGATTGTTTATGGTTCACCTCGTCCACGGTGGGGTTATTCTGCCGGGCCGCATCCAGCAGGCTCGGTAGGGAGAACCCGACACTCATTCCCGCCCCGTTGGCGCGCATCGAGCTACGCGCGTTCGGGTCCGCCCCGCGCGCGGCGGCATCCAGCACGGGCGCAAACTGTCCCGGCCGGGTGCTCCGACCCGCCTCCAGATTGTAGAGGCCCACCCGCGCGTTCCGCTGCGCCACCTCGTCGGCTCGCTTCTGCTCCATTTCCTGTGCGGTCGGCCCCTTCACCAGATCCGCCAGGGAGAACTGCTGCGGACGCCACGGCCCCATGTCTCCGGGTCCCGGCGCAATACCCGGCTGGCTCTCCGGCCCAAGGGTCGCTTTTCCGGAGGCGATCCCCAACTGCGCCTCAGTGATCGCTTTCGCGTCCTGCGGGTGCAGCTCCTTGAGCGGGTTGAGCAGGCCGACCTGCATGTTCTGCTGTCCAAGCAACTCGGCTTTCCGATCACGCTCATACCGATAGCGCTGCTCCTCGGCCTGCGTTGCGCGCTCGTGCGCCAACTGCTCCGCCGCGTTCCGAGTATTGAGGTAGCTTGTGCCACCCTGCAGTACCGCCCCGAGCAGTCCGCCAAGAATCCCTCCTGAACGTGCCATGTGCTGCTCCCTTACTTGACGCGTGGCCGGGCAAGAGCTGCCCCGCCGAGTCCGGCAATTCCACTTACCAGGCCGTTGATGTCAAACTGATTCGCCTGGTCTAGCTGCTGCTGCTGCAAGCGGAAATTGGTGATACTGTCCGCCACGCTCGACGCCTGCTGCGAGGAGCGCCCCTGTAGTCCCATCAGGAGATCCCGAAGGAGCGCCTGGCTCTGCTGCTGCCGCTGCTGCTCAGCGTCGTACAGGCTGCCGATCGCGCCGGCTCGCGCGGCCCCGAACTGGCTGCCGATCGCGCCGGAGACCGCACCACCGTAACTGCTGTCATCAATGCCGCGCCCCGCTTGGTCCGCCACCGCGGCCCCCTGCGCCTGGCGCTCCATCGAGTTGTAGGCGTCCATCCGCGGCGCCAGGAACGCGGCGCGCCCCTCCGGTGAAAAGTGGTCCGTGTTCGCCTGGTTGATGAGCTGGTTGATGGAGTCCCACATCGGGCCTTGCGCGGCATAGGCGTTCGACAACCCGAGTTGCATCATCCGCTTGCGCGTGCCGGCGGCTCCGGACCCTTTGCCGCCGTACATCAGCGGCGGCGCCGGGTCTCCGGTCTGTGCGGTTGCGGCACTGGCCGGCGCTGCCGGTGCTGCCGTCGTGGGCGCCGTGGTCATCGGCGAGCTGTGCAGCATCCCGCCGCCCGGCACCCCCGCGCCGCCTGGCTTCGGCGCCGCCCCAGGCCCCAGCGTGCGCTGTGCCATCATTCCCGCTAGCTGCCCCCGAACCCCGTATGGTGAAGTCATCGCGCCCCCTTTTCACATCGGCCCTATTCGGCCCACGCTCCGAACCATTGCGCCTGCACAGCCGCACGGTTTAACTGTCCGTTAGCAGCGTCTCGCAGCTCCACACTGTCGCCGGCATGGAACTCGGCCCGGTTTCCCGGGTCTCCATTCCAGGCGCGATCAGTGCCCACGCCTGCCGCTGCTATCCCGGTAGGCGCCCCGTTTATGTAGACCTCCACGCGGTAGAGGCCGCGGACAGCTACGCTGCGCTGTGTTGCGTAAGAAAGGCCTGTTACGTAGCCTCCCCATGGCGCTACCCACGGAGCACCGGGGAGTTTTCCGCCCTCGCGCGGCATCGGCTGCGCTATCGTGGAGCGGTTAACGTTGGGCCGGTTCCATCCAGTAACCACAAAGGTGGCGGGGACTGCTGCCGCCGGGGCGCTCCGCAGTGGGCGCGCCCATGCCACTACCCCCAGCGTCAAAACGAGCATCCAACCTGCAAACTGCTTATTCATCTTTGGTTCTCCCGGTTACTTAATCGGACCAGAACCCGAATAGTTGCGCCTGAACTGCTCGGCTGTTGAGCGCGCCGCTGCGGTAGTCGTAGAGATCGATGGAATCGCCCGCCGCGAAGGCCACAAAGCCCGAGGCAGTGCCGTCATTCCAACCACGATCAGTACCCACACCGCTGGCAATAAGACCCGAGGCCACACCGTTGATGTAGATTTCGACTTTGTAGGTGCCACCCACGGAAAGCCCGTCGTCGGTGGCCCAGGAGACGCCCGATACGTAACCGTTGCGGATCGGTACCACTGGGGCGGGGATGTTGTTGCCGCCGGCCCCAATGCGCGCCATCTTGCCCCCGGTAGTGCCTACGGTGCTCACGTTGGCCCGGCTCCATCCGCTCATGCAGAAGTCCCGGTATCGCCACTGCAGCGCCGATCCGTCATAGGTCAGGCTCTTGCCGGCGTTGGACGGGAAGGACGGGACAGTCTTCCCGTTGATCTTCGCCACCGTGGCCGCCGCCGTGGTGCCCGAGAGGTCGCCTCCCAGCGCATGGGTTGAGCTGGTGGTGAGCGCTCCGTGCTGCGCGTCGGTAATCGCCCCCGTTAATTCGCTGAATGCCGCCTGTGCCCATGCCGGCTCGTCGGCGCCCATCTTGAGCACGTAGTTAGCGGTTCCCTTGGCAAGCCGACTCCAGACCGGGGAAGCCCCCTGGGCCGTGATGATGTCCCCGCGAATAGGGGAAGCCGCTGCGGTGTCTGGGTGGGTGGCGGAGAGCAAATTGTGATTACTGCTGGTGGAGGCGGTCTCCGTGGCTCCCATGCCGCACTGCACCCAACTGCTGCCGTTCGAGCGGAACAGTGTCCCGCCGTCGTCGTCCGTCGCCAGGTAAAGCGTGCCGTCAGGCACGGTGTTCGCTGCAGGCCGAGAAGCGGTCAAGCCGGCCTGAATCACACGCGTACCGGGCGCTTCGAACGCAGCAGCCGCGGAACCGGAAGCCGCCACGATATGCCCGGCTGTCAGCCCGGAGAACGTCAGCTCGGAGAACGCTACGCTACCCCATGCCGGCTCGTTCGCCCCCATCTTAAGGATAGTGTTCGCGCTGCCCTTCGCCAGCCGGCTCCACGTTGGGGAGGCGCCCTGCGCGGTGATGAGGTCCCCGCGGGTCGCGCTGGCCGCCGTCGTGTCCCCGTGCCGTGCCGAGAGCAGGTTGTGGGCGTCCGCGCTCCAGGCGATGTCCGTGCCGTCGCTCCGGAGCACCTGCCCGTTGCTGCCAATCGTCAGCCGTGCCCAGGTAGGTGAGGCCCCTTGCCCGGTGATGATCGATCCTCGCGCCACCGCCGCGGCCGTCGCGTCACTGTGTCGCGCCGAAAGCAACGCGTGCGTGTCCGTGCTCCAGGCGATATCGGTGCCATCGCTCCGGAGCACCGTTCCGGAGGCCCCGATGGTGAGCTTCGCCCATACCGGAGATGACCCTTGGCCGGTTACCAGCGCCCCCCGGCTGCAGCTCGCCGCTGTCGTATCGGTGTGGGTGGCCGAGAGGAACAGATGCCCCACTGCCGAGGCCGCCTGAAAGGCAAAGCTGGTTGCTCCGGTCGCCGTGAGCACGTGGCCCGTGGTAAGGCCCGTCTCCGTGTGGTCCGCACCGGTGAGCTGGTGTCCGCGGCCCGTCAGGTCGGTATAGGCTACGGTGTGACTGTCGCTGCCGTTGTGCCGGTGCCCGTCTACCGCATCAAAGGCGATTCCGGATTCGTCGCCCAGTCCCGGCGGCTGCAGCGGTCGTACCGGCGTGGTGCTGTGCGGCTGCACTGGCACAGGCCCCTGAGTGCGCTGCGCCTGCGGGCCTTTCCCGGGAGTGCCGCCGAATCTCATCGCGTGTAAACTCCCAGCCGCGCGCTGCGGCACTTCATCGCCACTGATTGCGAGCCGGAGAGCTTCAGCCCCCCGAAGCGCCCCCGGATCGCGGCCCCGCAGCGCGCGATCTTGGAGACGTAGCCCGAGGAAGCGGACCCCAGCGCCAGGGAGAAGGTGGTGCCGCTCGCCGCGCCGTCCAGGATCGGGGTAGCAGTCACGGTCTGGCTCGCCGCCGCGTCGAAGTCCGCGCCCACGAACACCCACTCGAAAGTTGAACCCGGTCCAGCGTCTAGCGCCTTCCCCTGCCAGTACCACGCCACCGCGGAGCCGTCGTCGGTCAGCAGCGCCGCGTCCGCCGTGCTCCGGTGCAGGTAGTGCACCTTGCCCGTGGCCGGATCTCCGCCGATGAGCTGGCCGGCGTCACCGCCGCCCCGCTTCAGCGTGCAGAAGCAGGAGAAGCCCCAGTTCGCGTACTGGGTCCAGCCGCGCCGCATACTGTCAAAGCCCGGCTGTAGGGCGCCGCGGGTCGTCAGGTCAAAGACCAGCGCCTCGCTGTTCGCGGTCCCTCCGGACGGCGTGTAGGACACGTGCAACCGCGCGCGCTCGTCCAGGCCGAACGCCACGTCCGGCCGATAGGCGAGCGGGATGCGCCGGAGCACGCTATCCACCGGCTCGGAGACCACCCACGTTTCGAAGAGGCCCGGCTGGCTCCGGTTCGGCGCCAGCACGCGGACGCCATCGGACGCAAGGAAGAGAATGAGTCGATCGTACACCGCCACCGCTTCCCGGGCGTCAAGCCCCACGTCGGCGCGCTTGTAGAACGTGTAATCCGCCCACCCCGAGCCTTCCAGCGTGTAGATAGCTCGGTCGCAGAACACCAGGAGCTGCCCGTCGAACTCCACCAGCCGCCGGATGTGGTCCCGGCTGGAGATGTCCAACCAGCCGGGCGCGTTCGGGTCGGTCGGCTCGCGATCCCCCCCGAACTCCTCCGGATAGCCCAGTCTCGAGAGATAGAGCCGCCACGGATACCAGGTATCGGCGCTGCCGTTCCCGTCCGTGTCGATGTAGGCATGCCCCGCCACGAGGCGGCTATTCGCCACCGCGTAGGTCTTGGCGATGGGTGGGGCAATCTTCGCCGACACCAGCTCCGGAGCGTTGTCGATGGCGATCTGATCTTCCCCGAGGGTATCCACGAAGGTGAGCGTGCCGGCGCCGGTGTTCGTGATGGTCTGCACCAGGCGAGGCCGGGCAAACTCGCCGTCCTTCCGGCTCCGGTAGACCAGCACGCGGGTGATATTGGTAGTGTCCGCGTCGCCCGCTACGTTGACCGTTACGCCGAGCGCCGCGTCATCCGCCGGAACGTCGATCTCCGCGGCCACGGAAGGGTTACTCTCCCGCACGATCACGTCTTGCCCGTGGCTGCTCTCGGTCTCCGCGTAGGTCGCGTAATAGCTGTAGTGGTCGGGCACCAACGGCCCTTCCAGGCGCGCCTCGTCAAAGTAGAGCGCCAGGCTGTAGCTGTTGCCGCTGCCCTTCTCCACGAACTTGATACCGAGGCCCGTGGAGGCCGTGCGGCTGGCCGGCGGAATGCGGTCTAACGGGACCCTGATCCGTACCCAGGTCTCCTTTTCGCGCGCCGTGAAGGTCGGGAAGAGTGAGAAATCGAGCGTGCCGCTGTTGTCCTTCACGCCCACCTGGTAGACCATTCCCACCTTCTCGCTGTAGACCCAGAGCGAGAGGAACAATCCTTTGCTCAGGTCTACCGTCGCCCCGCTGCTCCAGACCCGCGAGACGGAGCTGCCCACCGCCCCGCTGCCGGAGGCCGTGAGCTTCATGCAGTTGGTGCCCTCCCGCATCAGCGTGGCGTTGTTGGTGGCTGCCAGGGCGCTCCCGGAGACAGTCCAGGCGCCGCCGGAGGTGTTGCTATCGAAGGTTTCCAGCAGGGTACTGGAAAGCGCCACGGTGGGCGTAGCTGGAGCGGAGAGCAGCGTCACCGCGGCCCAGCTTGGAGCCGGCTTGCGACGCCGCACGGCATCCACGCCGTTACCCGCGTACACGCGTTCTTTCCAGCCGAGGAAGTCCATCGGCGCGCCACCGGTCAGGCCGGTCACTACACTGGAGAACGAGCCGGCGCCGTCGTCTTCATAGATGGCGGTATTCGCCTGCATCAGGAAGATGCCGTTCGCCCCGCTGCGGCCGTAGTAACGGTGCAGCCCGCGCACTTTGTTAGCGGTCGGTGCCGTGCCGTTGTAGGCCACCCGCCCCAGCCGCTTCGTGAGGGTCTCGTCCTCGAAATCGACGTTCTGCGCGTCGCTGGCCTGGTCGTCGCCGATCTCCGTCGGGTCCTGGTCTCGCACCAGGCCGCCCCCGAACCGCCGGAAGAGGATCTCGGTTGCGCCGTAGAGTCCCATAGTTACCCCGCCGTCCAGTCGTATTGCTCCAGCGCGCCGTCCCAGTCGCCCAGGCTGTTGTAGTTAACGGCCATCCCCCAGGCGAGATTGCCCGCCAGCACGCCCGCGCCGAGGCTCTGATCGGCGCCCTGCTGCACGCCGTTCCAATAGATCCGCGCCACGTCCCCGGAAGTAATCTCCAATTCCAGGGTGTCACCGGCCTGATAGTTCACGAAGTCCAGGCTCAGGTCCAGCAGGTTCGTGGTGGACGCGGCCACGCGCTTGTACAGCAGTAGATGCTGCGAGCTGATCCCGGTAACGTCCACCAGGAACCCCACGTGGTTGTCATGGTCCGCGTAGCGCCCCAGCACGTAAAACGGCGCGTTGGCCGAAGGCGTCTTCACCGTGATCTTGGCGCGCCCGTTGGCCCCCAGGCCGGTGACGTACGCCACCGTCAACCCGCCGGCCAGGGTGGTGAGCGTGGCTGCGTTGGAGCGGATGGCCCACCCGAACTCCAGGCCGGGGCTATAGGTCGTCTGCTGATCGGGCACCAGCCACGTCTTTGTGCCATCGCTGGACACACCGAGGAGATCGTGACCGGAAGCCGTGTCCGCCCGGTTGAACGTGTCCCGAAAGGTCCCGGCCGCTCCGGGAGTAGCCGCCGCGGCGCCGGCCGGGAAGCGAATGCGGAACAACGGCATGGGCATAGCGGTTACCTCCAGCGAGTGGGAATCCCGGGCGTGCGCTGCCAGCCTCGGCCGAAGTCCGTAGCAATCGTCGCCTGGATCACCGCCCCCAGCGTTTGCATCGCGGACCGCGGCGCCCAGCAGCCCCAGGGGTCGGCGGTAGCTAGCCGTAGTTCCCACGGCGCCGGGGCGCGGGTGTAGAGCCGGGTGAGTTGGATCGCGCCAGCGAAGGGCTGGGAACCGGAGGTGCGCGCGCCGACGTTGAGCGTATCTAACCCAGCGTCCAAGGTCTTGCTGGTGCTGGATGTCCCTACTAGCACGCCGTCTACCCATAGCTCGTGAGCTGTGGCGCTACGGCTCACAAAGGCAAAGACGTGGGGGCAGCCATCCGCTAACGTGGTATGAGCCGCGATAATCAGATTGACGCCACCATAGAACACCCGGGTCCCTACGGTCGGGGCGTTATCATACGGCAAGAGGAAGAACCGGTTTGCGGAAGTATCCCCCTGATTGATGGCAAACGCGGTATGAGTGTTGGTGTATGAGGTGGCACTAGCCATCAGGATCACCGTCCACTGGGACCGGGACGACATTAGCGACGCCGGCACTGCTCCGAATGCGGTAACTCCGTTAGTGCCGTTGTAGGTCTGCTCCGGGCCGACCATCCCGCTCGTCCAGGAGACGCCGCTGGTATTCGTTCCTCGGTATCGGCCCACCAGGTCACGGGGGTTCCCTCCCCGCTCCCATAGGGGCAAGTCGAAAGCCAGTCCCCGCGCGAGCGGATGCCGCGGTTGCAGGACCGGCCGCCGCGGCTTCACAGGCAGCCGCATTACTGAATCTCCGGCTCATAGTACTGGTAGCTCACGCGGTGGTCGCCCGCCGTGGAGCTAATCGCGTTTGAGGTGTTGTTCTTGATCGCGATCCCCCAGGACAGACCCAGCGCCCCCAGCGGCGCCGTGTCGAAGACCCCGTAAAACGCCTTCGCGGTGGTGGCGGTCACGACAATGGTCCCGAGAAGCGGTGCGTTCTCGATGGTGATCGCCGCGTCACTTGCTCCCGCGTTGTCGTCGGCGATGGCGCCATCCCCCCGAATCAGGTAAACCTCGTAGAGTTGCCCGGCGGTTGGCGCACTGCCGCCGCTGGTGAGCTTCACGAAGATCAGCGCCGCCGGCCGCTCCGTGGTGTTAGAGAGCAGCGTAGCTTGCCGGGCCGCTGCGCTCGCCAGGCTGGCCAGGGTGATGGTGAAGACGGCGACGGCATCGTTCAGCGCTTGCCGAATCTCGTTAGGCACGGGACACCTCCCACGCGGAGGCGAAGTCTTCCGCTGCAATCGCGTTCGGCATGAACGGCGCCCCCACAAACGCGCGCCCCACCCGCGGCGCCGTGATCTGTTGCATACGGCTGATCACCGCTTCCGCCGCCGCTTCCACCGCGTCGAGGTGCGCCGGCTCGATCCCCGGATAGCCGTTGAGCGCCGCCCGGAACGCGGCGAAGTCATCCAATGAGAGTTGCGTGGGTTCGCCGAAGTACGGCAGGCTGATCCCCGGCATCGCTTCCGTCACGGCGTTGAGGAACGTGCGCCCGGCCGTCAAGCCTAGCGCTTTCAGCACCGCGCCGCCACGCAGCTTCACGCCGACCTTGGTCTCCGTCACGGACAGGCGCGGCTCGTGCAGCAGCGCAAAGCCTTGATCGAGCGTCTTCCCGGCGTAACCCACGCCTTCCGGGTCGTCGCGCAGCTCGGCCACCAAGAGCGCGAAATGTTCTGGTTCCAGGGGCATGCTCGTTAGTCCCGGCTCACGCCAATACGGATCGTAAACACCTCGCTCGCCGCCGGCGTCCGGGTGCCGCGCTCCACCAGCACGCAGTACAGGTCCTTGCTTCCGGTCAGGCACTTGAACGGCACCGGGTTGTGTGAGAGCACGCGATAAATGCAGTTGAGCGTGGTCGTCAACGGGGTGTTGTCCAGGTCCAGGAAGCCCAGCAGGCGCTTCGCCTCCGCGTCGGAAGGCGCCCAGGCCGCGTTGTCGGCGATGCCGGCGGGCGCGGTGTCGAACAGCCACAACTCCAGGTTGGCCGCGGTCCCCGGCGGTACGCTGTGGATCACCGTTACCGACGAGATCATGCCGGAGCCGCCGTTGACCCGCGCCGCGCCGGTGATGGTCATGACCCCGGAGCCGCCCACGTCCCCGATCACGTCCCCCGCCGCGTACTGTGAGGTGTCCGCCGGCCGGGTAATCGTCACGTCGATCACGTCCGTGATGCCCCCCGCGATCACCTGAAGCTGCCCGTATTCGTTCAGGAGCGCATTCACCCGGTCGCCATTGGAGACGGCCGTAGGCAGCGCGGTCGCCAGGCCGGTCACCGCCTTGCCGCCGACCTTTACCGGGCTGCCGGTGTCCACCGCATCATGGGCCGCGTCGCCTTCCGTAGCGATCAGCATTTCCAGCGCCCCGGGGAACTCGTCGCTGTTCCCGTGCTGGAGGGTGACGGAGGGTCCCCGCGCGTTGCCGTGGCTCGTCGTCTTCGTAGGCATCGTCTCTGCTCCTAGTCCCAGCCGCCGTCCGTATAGATCACCCGCCGGCTGTTGCTGCGGGTGCTGTCCTCCACCGAGTCCGCGTAATCCGTCAGCGCCTTCTCCCAGCGCCCATCCCAGAGCGCCAGGGGCGCGTCGCGCCGTCCCCGGGATAGCTCCGTCTCCGCCAGCGCCAGGCAGATCCCCGGAATGAGGAACCGCTCCTCGTGTGCCTGCAGGGGCAGAGTGTCTGCCGCGGCCGTCACGGCTGCCGGAGAAGTCCGGCAGGCCACCTTCAGGCCCCCGGTGCGCGCGGTTTCGGCGCGCGGGTGGAGTACCAGGCTCACCATCGCGTCTGCGGCACTGCCCCGCTGCAGGTAGTAGTAAGCGGGCACGCCGGCCGGCTGGTTCTCCAGCGCGCCGTAGCAGGCCCGCAGCTCCTCTTCCTGCGCGTACTCCGGCTCCGTCTCAAACACCCCGTCGCCGTCCGCGTCTACCCGCACCGTCCCATCCAGCACCCGCAGCACGCGGCTGGAGAGCGCCACCGCGGCCGTCGTCGGTAGATCGAGGGTGAACTCCTCGCGGAACCCGCCGCCCACCTGGGCCAGCTCCTGGAGCAGCTCGTTCACCCGGTCCAAAAACAAAGGCACCGAAAGTAGAGCATCCTCTACCTCCGGTGCCAGCCCATACCGCCGGCACGCGCGTTTCCGCACCGTCTCCCAGGTCGTCGGCATGACTTACTCCAGGCGCTTCGAAAGCGGGCCGAGCTTGGCCTGTCGCCGCTCCATCGCATCATCCAGGGGCGACGCCCCCACCTGCGCCGTGCGGGGCGCCTCGCGGGTCCCGCGCCGGATGGTCTCGAATAGCTCCAGCGCCTTATCTGCCGCCTGCCCCTGCCAGTACTCTACCGGTGCATCCTGGCGCCCGCGCGAGCGGTCCAGTTCCGCCATCCCCCAGCAGATCGCGGGAATGAGGCGGTCATGCTCCGAGGCGTCCAGCGCCGGCCGGTCGGAGTCCGCGGTGAGTTCCGCTGGATACACCCACGCCCCATAGATCAGGTTGTGGAGGTTCCAGGTCACCGTAGCGTTGTCCAGGTGCGTCGCGGCCGTGGTCGCGCTGTGTCCCCGCTGCACGGTCACCAGCAGGGACGCTACCGAGATCACTAGCATCTTCTCGCTATCGATCACCAGCACCATGCCCCGGTTGATGCCCGTCGCCGAGGCCACCGTGAGCACCGTCTCCGTCGCGTTCAGCGCTTCGGTGATGGTGGTCCCGGCCCCCGCCGTGCTCGTGCTCGGCGCCGGAGACAGCTCGATAATCCGGCTCTGGTCGTTCTCGGACCCTGCTCGCATCCAGTAGGCGGAAGGCGTGCCGTTCGCGAGCGCCTGTAGTGCGCCCCGTTCACTCACCAGGCTCGGGTACAGCCGCAGCGGCAGGGGCGCAAACGCGCTCGCCGCCGTCTGCAGGACCACCGTCTTGGGGTCAATCTCGATCACCCGAGCGTTGCCGGCGTACGCGGATTGCCCCACCACCAGCGGGGTGTAGAGGTCCGGCAGGTAGTAGCACATCGAGACGCCCGCAAACCAGCGGTGCTTCTCGTTGATGAGGTCATTGAGCACCGGGTTGGTAAAGAGCGAGTCTTCCCCGGTGCTCCGGTCCAGACCGTAGCGCCCCTTGGCGACAATCCGCAGCGTTGACAGGTCCATGACGCCTTACCCTCCGGCCAGCAGCACCTTAATGAGGGCAGGCTTCGTGGCGTTCGCCGGGACCACCAGCCCGCGATTGTTGACCAGCTCGCGGAGGTCGGCCGGCTCCAGCGCTTCCAGGTCCGCTTCCGTCATGGCCAGCGGCTCTAGCTTGCGGGTAGCCTCGGCAGCGCCCCGGGCTTTGACCGCTTCGATCAGTTCCGCCAGCGTGCCGTACTGCTGCCCGTCTTCATCGCGGAAGGCTTGCGGCGCCACCGGCTGCAGGGAGACTTCCCCTGCGAACGGCACGGCTTCCACGGTGCAGACCGGCAGGCCGTTATCGCTCACCGTGTAATGCGCCACGGCCCGATACGCCGGACCCATCGGCAGGATTTTCTCCTCGCCGGCCGCCAGTTCGAACCAACTGGAGTCGTACATCCAGCGCTTGGGCTGTCCATCCGTCGCCCGCACTACGAAAAGCTGTTCGTCGCTCATCAGAACCTCCAGTGTCTGCCACGGCAGACATTTGCGTCACCGCCCGGCGGTCGCCGGCAAAAAGTGTTTCACTCCGCGCGGCGCCGCTTTACCGCCGCCCTCTACCGCCATCCGATAGGCGTCTTCCACCTCGGCAGCATCCCAGCGGCCCCAGCCTTCCCGCTCGCCGGCCACGGCCCGCGCGTAGAACTTGGCGCCCTCTTCCACCTGGCGGTCTAGCGCCGCGTCTTCGGCCCGCTCCAGCGCTTCGTTGTGCCGCGCCGCCACGTCCACCGAGAGTTCCCCGCCGCGGGCCTGCACCAGCGACGCCACAATCAGTTCCCACGGCACCGCGCCGCGGAACGGTCGGCCCGCGTCATCCTGGCAGTCGCAGAGAGGGACCCAGCCGCCCATATCGAGCGACGGCCCCCACACCTGGAACACCTGCCGGCGCAGGTCCAGGCCGATAATCAGGTTCGGGTCCACGGAGCGCACCCGGGTAGTGCCCCGCGCCGCTTCCGGGTGGCGCGTGTCCAACCAGGAGGGAAGCATCCGCCCCTGGTTTTTCGGACGCGTGAGGGTTCCCGTGCTCACTGCGGGAACTCGATGTAGGCCACGCAGATCTCCACGTCGCCGGCCGTAATAGCCGTGAAGTCGGAGCCGCCGGTGATCGTCACGGTCACCGTCTTGGCCGTCTCGTGGTAGCGCACGCCGGAAGGCACGCCCACGTCTACGCCGGCCGGCGCCGCGGTGAACACGCTCGGCGTCCCCGTGGTGTAGCGGTCCACGTCGGTCCCGTCCCCCACCTGGATCGTGGCCGTGGTGTCGCCGATACACGCCGCGAACACCCGCACCTGCGTTCCCAGCACGTAGGCCCCCGCCGGGAGCGTTCCCGGGCAGGCAATGGTGCCCGTGGTGCTCCCGCCATCCGTCATCGCCGCCCGCGTGAACCGGTAACGGAGATAGTTGAGGCGTGGTGTCTCTAGCGATCTCGCTTTTCTCGGCATCCCGAATCCCTCCCATGAAAAAGGCCGCCCCGTTTTCCGGAGCGACCTCTCAGCGCGTGCTCTGCAGTGCCTTACGGCAGGATCGGCAGCGTCTCGCCCAGGAGGCCGAGGCTCATCCGATTCAGGATCGTGGCGTTGGCGATGTCCGTGTCATGCAGCAGGCGCCCGCCGCAGATCACGGTGTCGCCGGCATCAAACGTGAAGGTCGTCGCGCCCAGCACGGCCCCATTCACCGAGAACGTCACCACCCCGGTGAGCGCCACCTCGATTCGGAGCTTCTTGCGCTCGCCGTCCGCCCAGGTAATCCCCGTAGAGGTGCTCGTCGGCGTGCCGCTGTCGTTCAGGTCGGTGTACGTCCGGATCAACCCCAGCGCGGCCACCACCCCCAGGAACGCGTAATCCACGTAGTCCGTGAAGGTCGCCGTGAACGCCTCGTACTTCCGGACGTAGATCCCGAAGAAATCCGTCCCCGTGATGTCCGTCAGGGTAATGTCCGACTCGTAGTAGAACGCGTGCGTGCCGATGGTGAACGCGTAGGCGCTGTATTGGTCGCCGCTGTCGCCCCAGACCCACTGCAGCGCCTCGTTGTTCACCAGGTCGCAGGAGATATCCAGACCGGTCGCCGCCCCCACGGGCATGATCGTCTGCGCCGTCTCCTGGTACAGCGACATCACGGCGCCGCTGGCAAACGACAGCGTATCCACCTCGCCCGCGTTCGCCGCCGCCGCACCGCCCAGGCGCTTCTGTACGCTCACCGGGCCGCCGAGGCCGTGGTACCACATCGACTTGGGCGCGCGGATCTGCGGCCCCATCGTCATCTTTTCCGGCCCGCGGCCATCCAACGGATACTTCCCCGCCGCCGAGTCGTAACCCACTAACTGCTTGTCCATCTGGGTGCTCCTGCCCCCGAGAAGGGCTGCCTCCGTCTCCGGAAACCGCCCCTCTCGGCGACATGTGGTCGGCCGCTTACGCGGTGTGGGAGATGTCCTGCAGGCTGGTGTGGTTGTTGCAGGCGCGGGCGCCGAGGTTGCGCCAGGTGCGAAGCCAGGCTTCCACCTCGTCTTTGCGGTCCGTGTAGCGCCACATCCGGCCGTCGTTGTCGGCGAATTCCACGTCCTGCTGCACGGCCAGGAAGAGGTCCTCTTCGCACACGAAGTCCACCCGGTTGGGGATGCAGAAGCGGTCCCAGAACCACGGAATGGTCCCGTCGGGCGTGGTCCAGGAAACCCCTTTGTACCCGCCGTCCAGTTCCTTGAGCTTCATGTCGTACGTGCGGTCGGCGCGGAGATAAGCCGACGCCCGGCGCTGGATCTCCAGCGGACTGTAGCAGGCGCTCGGAGCCTTGCCGCCGCCGTTCAGGCTGCCTTCCATCGCCGCCTGATCCATCAGGTCGGGCGACCACGCGCGCAGCGTGCCGCTGTTCCCCAGGATGTTCGCCTGTAGGCTCGGATAGGTGTTCCGAGAGAGGCCCTGGAAGGTCGCGCGGTACGTGGTGGAGTCGATGATGCCCCGGAGGCCCATCATCACCTTGTCCCGCGGGTCCGTGCCCTGGGTAACGGAGCGGAACAGGTAATCTCCCGCCACGAAGCCCGCACTGGTCGGCACCGTCGCGGTCGCGGTCGTCGGAATGGCGCTGATCGTCTTGTGGTCCGCCGCCACCGTGCCGGTCGTCTTGCTGGCCCAGCTCTGGACGGCCATTCCCTTGCGGAGATTGCGCGCGCCGTTCTGCCCCACGGTCGGCTGATCCTTCAGGGTGAGGGTCGAGCCGCTGTAGGCGCTCACCTCAGCCAGCGCTCCGTAACCATCACCGAAGAGGCCGCTGATCGCGAGGTCCTCTTCGAGCTGGCTCCGGATGCCGTTCAGCTCCGTCTTCACGGCGTCCGCGAAGGCGCCCACGTCGGTGGACGCCGCGTCCATCACCTGCGCGGAGAGCCGGGCCACGTAGTAGTGATACTTCATGGCCAGGGTCATGTTGACCGTGGAGGTATTGCCGGCGGTCGGCAGGGTTTCCCCTTCACCGATGGCGCCGCCGCCCTGCGGCAGCGCGTCCTGCGCGCCGAAGATGAACTGCCGCCCGCGGAAGCGCTCCTTCTTGGTGACCTTCTCCAACCGCTTGAACAACGGTCGCTTCTCGTTTACCCACTTCGGCAGCCCCGGGAGATACACGTTCTTCGTGAGGCTGTCCAGCGTCGTCAAATTGCTCGACATACTATCCCTTGTCCCTCTCCCGGGCCAATCCCGGAACTCACCCGCCGTTAAGCGAGCGAAGCAGATACATGGCTTTCCAGCAGCTCCTGCTGCTTGGTAGCCGAAAGGTTGTGGAAGTCCACCGTCTTGACCGGAGCCGGCGCGTTCCCGCCGCCCAGCACCGGCACGGCCGCGTCAGCCTGCTTGTTCGTGGCGTACTTCGCCACCTCGGCCCGCGTGATCCCCTGGATGGCGCCGCGAAGTTCCGTGGCGAGCTGGCCCAACTGCTCCGCGTTCGGCTGCACGCCGTACCGGCCTTCGTACGTGTTGAGCAGCGCGTCGCGGAGCACGGGATTACCGAACTCCGGGAACTCGGTGGACAGGTGCGCTAGGTCCGTGGTCCACCGGGCCGTCAGTTGCGCCTGCTCCGCTTCCTGCCGCGCCTGCTGGTATTGCTCCTGCTGCGCGGCCATGAACTGTTCCTGGCGGTACGTGCCCAGGAGAGAACGGCGCTCGGCCGGCGTGCACTCATCCAGGTCCAGCCCTTCGGTAGCGGCCCACTCCGCGAAGGCGTCCGCTTCCGTCGCCGGCTGCTGGAGCTGCTGCCCGGACTGCACGGCCGCAATCCGCTCGGAGAACTGTTCGGGCGTGATACCCAGCGCCGCCAACTGCTGCACCGATGCCGCCCAACCGCCCACCGGCTCCAGCTCCGCTAATCGGGCCTGGAGCGCGGCCACATCGACCTCTGCCGGCGGATCGACCTCGGCCGCCGTCTCAACGTCCGCGGCGCCCGGCTCAGCATCCGCAGCCGCGGGAGCGTCAGCCGACGCATTCAGTGGCGCGTTCTGCTCAATCCAGGTGCCCCAGTCCGTAACCTCGGCAGGTTCGCCACCGGCCACGTCCGTTACGGTGTCCGTGGCTCCTTCGTCGGCGCCGTCGCCGCCATCGCCCGTAATCCCCAACACCAGAGCGCCAAAGAGCGCCATCATCATCAACCCGAAAAGCGTAAACATCCCGTGTCCTCAGTAAGACAGGGCGCCCCACGTGGGGCGCCCTGTCTGCTTGCTGCCGTGCTATCCGGAACCTATCGCGCGGGTGTCCCTGGCCGCATCAAGTGCTTGGCAAGTTCCACCTGCGCCTTCTGGTCGGCCAATCCGCGCTCATGCTCGCGTTGGGCCTCGGCGTTCTGCGCTTCGGCTTCCTGCGCCGCCTGTTGGGCTTGCTGCTGGGCCATCTGCCCCTCTTGCTGCTGCCCGGCCGCTTCCGTCGTCGCCGCGGCTTGCTGCGCCTGTTGGGCCTGGGCCTGTTGGGCTTGCTGCTGCTGGATCTGCGGGAGTTCCCGCTCCACGATCTCCGCCAACCAACCCAAACCGACCTCGTGAAGCATCTGCAGCAGGATCGGCCCCATCGGACCCGCCACCATATCCATCAAGCCCATCCCGAGCCATTCGGAAAGCTGCTGTTGCCGGATGGCGTCGTTGTCCTCCACGCCTTCCGCCAGCTCGACAATCACCTCTAACGGCCCAATCTCGTCTCCGCTGATCGTCGCCGTCGTTTGCTTGTTCGCCTTGCCGGGAACCGACATCATCCGCGGCTCGCGGTAGCGCTCGGCCAGCACGGTGAGCACGTGTTTAGCGAAGTCTTCCAGCCCCACCTTCCCCAGTAGGGCCGGCGAGTTCATCCGGGTATTGTCCGCCTGCTGGAGTAGCTGAATCGCGGACGCCGCCGAGACCCCGGTAGGTACCCCGCCCTCGGACACTTCCTGCTGCCCCGCCAGGTGCCGCATCTCCTCGCGCTGCTGGTCGGAATACTGGACGATCCACTGCGGGATCGAGGGAGGCGACACGGCTTGCGGCGGGGTCGAGTTCGCCGCGTACTCAATCACCTCATCGGGCGCGCTCGTGATGGACTTCGGGTCGATCTTCGAACCCTTGTCCACCAGCCACTTCGGCCCGCGGTGCAGGCGGATCATTTCCGCCATGTTGCCCAGGCCCCGGTTCAGCTCCCGCTGCGGAGAGATGCACCCCTCGATCAGACCCATCGGCCAGAGGCGTTTAGGGAGGTGGCGATAGCCGAGCATCTTCACCGGCAGCGGGTTCTTCAGCCCGAGGAACGGCAGCGGCAGCGCGTCTCGCTGGAACAACACCCGGTCGCCGGCCACGATGACCATGCGCCCCTGCGGGTACTCCCGGCACGGCTTTTCGTACAGCGTCTTGGCCGTGGCTTGCCCCTCGCCGTCCGGCGCCGATCCTGCGGCCCCGGATGATTCCGCTCCCGGCACCAGGCTGCTGAAAACGTTTTCCGTGTCGCCCGTCTCGGCTTCCACGCCGGCACCCGCTTCCCCGAAGACGGACCGGAACCAGGACAACGGCCGCTTCCGGGCCACGATGCACCAGGAGATATCGCGCCAGTTCTCACACGGCTCGGGGAACACGTCAAACGGCGTGAGCACCTCCGTGCACAACTGCCCCACGGGCGCATACTGGCCGGTCACCTTGCCGGTCGCCAGGTCCGGCACCGGGATCTTGGCCATCCGGCTCGGGTCCCAGTAGAGATGCAGGAAGCCACAGCCGAGGAGAATCCGCGTCACGTTCGCCTCGTGCTCCAGCAGTTCCATATCCTCGCCGTGCCACCAGCCGTGCAGCGCCTGGGTGCCCTTCTGCGCGCGGGCCTGGTCCTCCGGGTCGTCGGAGTCGTCCGGCCGCGCCCGCGGAAGCTGCCGGGCTCGAGAAAGTTTCGACGCCGCCACGTCCACGAGGCCCGGGATCTGGTTGTACACCGGCAGCACCCGCCAACTCGGAATGCGGGTCGGTTTAACCAGCTTCTTCTGCCGGTCATCCCAGGAGCGCCACTGCTCGCCGGCCATGAACGCCAGACAGGTGGCCCAGGTCTCCAGGAGCAGCACCTTGGACTCTCGGGAGTAGCGGTAGCGCTTCTGCACGAGATCCAGCAGCGGGTTGCTGCCGGTGTCCAGGTAGCCGTTCAGCTCCGCTTCGGCCGTAGCTCGCTCCCGCGCGTTGATCGGGTGGTCGGCGCCCGCACTCGCTCCGGGCATGGTCATGGTCCGTACTCCCGCTCGCGCTCAATTTCGAATTCCGCCGCGTCCCCGTACTGCCGCAGCGGCACCAGCGGCGCCGGGTTCACCTCCACGCCGGCCCGCAGCAGGATCGCCTGCCGCTCCCGGGCATACTCGGCTTCGCGCTCCCGGGTGGCCTGGCGCTCTTCGGTGGCCTGCGCTCGGTCCGCGGCGCGCTCCTCGCGGACGGCCGCGCGCTCCTGCTGGTGTGCCCGCTCCCGCCAGAGCCACGCCGCGAGCACCGCCAGGGTCACGAATTCCGCCACGTTACTCGTTCCGCGCGATGGCCGCGTTAGCCCAGAATACACACTCTTCCAGCGCGGTAATGGCGAGGGATTGCTCCCGGGACGCCGGCGTGAGTTGCGCGATCTCTTCCGCAAACTCGCGGGCATAAGCTCGGAGTTTTCCGTACTTCTCCGGCTGCCCCTCTTTCGGGGCGTGATAGGTGAAACGCTTTCCAATCTCTTCCGGTGTCATATGATCTCCCTCGTTGTCCCGCTCGCGGCTTCCAGTTCCTGTTTCCAGTGCTCGGCCACCGCGGAATACGCTTGATCAGTCGGCGCCGGCAGCGGGTCGGGTAACTCATTGACCAGGTAGCGCGTGCAGTCCATTAAGTGGTCATTGCGCGTGATCGGCGCGTCAGGGATGGCCGTCTCCATCGCCGCCGGCCCTTCGCGCTCGCGCTTTCGGGTCCACCGCTCGCACTCCCACTGCCACCACGTCAGGCCCCGGCAGACGAGCAGCTTTCGGCACTGGAGATACCGCTTCACGCGGTAGGCCATCGGGTCGCCCTTCAGGCACCGGCGAGGCTGGAACCACGTAGCGCCCAGCAGCTCCGCCGCCGCCTGGTATTCGTCCATATCGGACGGCAGCTCTTTCTCGCTGCCTCCCTGGCGCGTCTTCGAAAAGCCGGCCGAGTCTCCTATCACGTCGTATTCCGGCTTGCCGAACGCCTGCCAGAGCGCGTGTAGGACGCCCATCCGCCGCGGGATCGGCTCCTCTTTGGCGTAGTGCTCGGCGTAGAGCGTGATGCAGCCCTTGGGGTCCACCGCGGCGAAAAGATGCGCCCCGACCTTCCAACCCGGGTCGATGATCAGGTAGTGCCGCAGCGCCCGGTCTGGGATGTAGTCATCCACCAGATGGAGGCGCGGATCGAACTCGGAGAGCACGCGGCCACCCAGCCGGGCAAAGGCCCCGACGGAGCGCACGAGGCGTTCATCTTCGGACAGGTTACCGAAAAGCTCATCCAGCACGCGCTCTTCCAGATGCGGGTTCGAGTAGCTGAACAACTGGTGGGTGTCGTACCCGCAGTCTTTCTTGCCGCGGCCTTCCCACAGCTCTTCGAGCCAGCCCTTACCCAGCAGCGAGAGCACCGGCGTGGCGGTGATCATCCAACTGCCGTCATAGTCCGCGAGGCGCATCTGACACGAGGTCCAGATGCGCTTATCGTCCGGCTCCTCGTCCATCCAGACGAAGTGTACGGCGTCGCTCTCGAACTTCAGCAACCCCTGGTCGTACGACTTGAAGACGACGACCGAGCCGTTCGCCAGGGTGAGCACGCGGGCGCCGGGCGCGTACGCCTTCTCCCACTCGCCGCCCCGCAGCGCCTCTTTCGGCACCCATTTCCGCAGCTCTTCCAACTGCTTGTGCGGCAGATCGCTGGAGCCGGGCAGGTCCTGGCTGCACGCCCAGACCTTAATCGGGGGACGGGGCAGCCGGTAGTCCTTCGGCTTGTAGGGATGCTCGCCCAGCAGCCGGTAAACGGTCTCCGCGGCGCCCACCACGGTCTTACCGCCGCGGTTCCCGCCCAGCACCAGGTTGCCCCGCTTCGTGCTGGAGAGGACCGGCGCCTGCTGCTCCTGCGCCCGGAAGTACTTGATGCCGCCTTCAGCTCTCCGGCGTGCCAGTTCCTCCAGGAGCCGGATCTCCTCCAGCCGTGCCTGTCTTTCCGCGAAGCTGCCGGGCGCGCTCTTCAAGCTCATCGTCGGTCATCCCCTCGTAGGGCGAAACGACCTTCAGCCGGCCCTCGGTCTTATCCGTGAACAGGCCGTGGTAGCGTCCAAGCTGCCCGAGTGCCGCCTGCTGGTCCACGAGTTTGAACTTCGGCCCCGTCTCGGTCCAGCCCAGTTCGGTGAGGAGGTGCAGCTTCCCGAGGTCTTCCGCTTTCGCCAGGTTCAGGCGCCACGGCACCTGCGGCTCTGGCTTCCAGCGGTCCCCGCACACCGCGCAAATCAGTTCCGGCGACACTCGCCCCGACTTCGGGTCGGTCACACTCACCTTAACGAGCACCTGGCCGGCATCCGGGCGGTCCACCGCGCACACCGGGCACGGGTCACCCTCTCGATAGGTGTCCGCGGCCGGCGCGTCGCTCGGCGGGAGCACGTCGATGAAATCTTCCACCGTGGCCCGCGCGTGGTCACCGAGCCGGGCTATCACCTCGTCCGCGCTCATCGCGCTGGCCTTCAGGCGGTCCTGGATGTACGCCCACACGTCCGGATCGTTGCACAGCCGGTAACCCTCGTTAGCGGGTCCGGCGTACCCTGCCATGCGCGCCGCCTTCGTCTTGCAGCCGTTGGCCTTCCCCAGGTAGTAATCCACGAACAAGCGACGCTTCAGCGGTAGGCGCTCGTACAGGCTCTTGTCTGGCGTCGGCTTGACCGTCCGCACGCGCTTTGCCTTGGGGAGTTCCATCGGATTATTCGCCCGGAGTCACCAGCGGGGTGGCCGCGGCCGGCTCGTTGCCCCGCTTCCGCAGCGTGCCGAAAAGATCGTAGATGTCCCCGTCCAGGCGGATGCCGCGCGCACTGACCGGAACCGCGTCTCCGCTCGCTTTCGCGGCGAGGATGGCCTGCCACACGCTGGCCAACGGCGCCAGCTTCTTAGAGCGGCCCAGCAGGTAAAGGATCAACACATCAGTCATTTCGTTCTCACTTCCAGTGCGCTATGCACCACATCACTAACTCGCGAATCCAGGGCACCGACCCCAACGCCGCCAGCGTCACAGCGCAGACCGCGGTCTTTGGCGCGTGGAGCGTGGCCCGCAGCGTCCGCCGGGTCATCGCGTAGGTGATGATCTGCCCGGTCGGCGGGGGCACCAACGAAACGCCGAGGGTGATGCGGCACCAACTCCGCAGCGGCGGCACCAGCGTCTCTAGCGGTTCGCCTTCCTCGCCCTCCAGCGGCGGCGCGTCTCGCTTCAAGCGCCGGCTAGCGAAGTGGTGAATAGCATCGAGCATGGCAGGTTCTCGCCGCTACCAGGCGGGCCGTAAAGCACGCGCGGCCCGCTTCCGGAGCGAAGTGGAAGCGGGCCGCGGTTGGATGGACACAGGCACGGGACACAGAAACGCGAAATGCGCCCCGTAGCCGAAGCAACGAGACGCATTTCAAGTTCTAG